TGGCTAGTGTAGATGAATCAATGGATATATTACCATTCACACCTTCTATCTGATCGAACGATATCTCACTATATGCAGTAAGAACTTCGATGTTTTCAATGTTGCCGGTGGTTTTGCCTATGAACAGTCGTCTTTCATCGGTAGCGAAACCAAACTCGGCCTCGTCTAATTGTGGGAGATCAACGAGATCACCCGCGCGTTGTTGTATTTTTGAAATTTGTATAATAGACATAGTTGTACATGTACCAAGTAGTACAACTATTTATGCTATTATGTTACAAGAACTGCGTATAATATTTGTCTAGTCTAGTATACCATAGATCAGTATACTTGTCAAAATCAGCACCCTCTATTATGAATTCTTGATATTCATTTGCGGCTGAACACATGAAAATAACGCCCTTACGTATTTTAGTGCCCCAGACTTCATTGTGTGCTGTTGCATAGGCCGCAGTCTGCACAAAATAGTCTTCGATCCACTCACGCTTCTTGGGCTTGTTCGTCTGCTTGTGGTCCATTATCGCTTCTTGACCACCATGGACACCTACTAAGTCTGTGGTCCCTGCATAAACTTCAGGAAAGTATAAAGATACTTCCGTGCCCCAGAACTCGGTGCAGTTGGATAGTCCTTTAGATATGATTGAATGTGCCATCTGATGGCTTTGGATACTGTATGGATTGCTACCGGGCTCACCTGTGACTCCTGTCTTTACATAGTTCTCAAGCCACTTGTGCATTCGTGTTCCACGACCAGCGGCTTCAGTAGTGATCTGTTGAGCCTTCTCAGGTCCAACACGCTTGCGCCACTCATGTAACGCTTTCTTGCTCTCTTCAGATTTTGTAGCATCTAAGATAGTTGTCACGCTAGGAACAGCATGACCATCGGGAGTCATATATTTTCTTGAGCCGTTAATGGTCTCGCGTTTTAACTCTTTATATGGGAATTTATCAGGTGTATAAATCAAACTCTAAAACTCTCTCCGCATCCACAGCGGTCTTTTTCATTAGGGTTGATGAATTCAAAGCCTTCATTCAACCCTTGTCTTTTATAGTCTATGGTCATTCCTGTTAGATAAACAAATGATTTTGGATCGATAAACACTTTAAATTCTTCATAATCAATAACATGATCATGTTCAACGTGGTTATCCACAAACTCTAATACGTAAGCAAGTCCAGAACATCCTGTAGTCTTGACACCAATTTTGATGCCTAGACCTTGACCACGTTTATTGAGATGGTGTTTAATTTTTGTTTTTGCTATCTCAGTCAAAACAATCATTTGTATATTATACTTGATAAAAAGTTAATTACAAGTTATTTGGTCATTGCTGACTTAGCCATCTTTGCGACGACTTCTTTACTTTGCTCAGGAGGAGGGGCTTCGGCTTGTGCTGGTTGTTGTGGCTCTAAGCCTTTGAATACTACTGTGTCACCTTCTATGTTACTCACTACATTTTTTAGTGGTTTATTTTGAATCATAGAATATAGATCGTTAGTTGAAAAAGTAAGATCAAACTTCCTAAAATAGGTCAATAGTTTATCTACTGTCCAGTTGTCTGTAATCTGCTGGTTTTCCAATGCGGTTTTAAGTTGATCGGTAGCGGCGATCAACTTAACTAACTTCGGATCATTGACGAATTCATAGAGGTACATTTTACCTCAACTCGCGACCAACTCCGCCTGCTGGTTCTGTTTCTGGTTCTTCTTCTGGTGCAATCTCTGCATCCATTTCAGCACCGGCAACTTCTTCACCGCCGGGGGTAGATGTAGCCGCAACGTCAGTAACAGCCATTTCTTCACCGCCTGTTGGAGGTGCACCTAATGCTTCAGGGCTACCAACACCAGTCAATGCATTCATAGCATTTTGCATTTCAGATTTGCTCTGACTCAATGTTTGATTCAATGTAGTTAACGCGGTGCTTGCTGCCTGATTGAATGCACCTGATTCGTTGACACCGATCTCTGATTGAATGCTGTCTGTCAATGCAGGTAGTTCTTTGACTAACATATCATTGACTTCTTCAATCATTTTCTGAAGGCTGTCGAGCATATCTTGTGCTGCCAAGATAACCTGTGATTTTTCTACCTGCTCGTTTTCAACAACGATTCTAGCAGATTTAGTATTTTTATAATGCTCTGTCAATGCTTGAGCCATGAATACTAATTTCATGTATGAAGGATGCGTGTGGTTCTTGTAGAAATCAGGACTTGATTTTGCTTCCTTGATCAGTCCAACTACCTTCTCTAGCATAGTTTTAGCCTGTGCGCGATTCAGTCTTGATGTATCAAAACTGAAACCGAAGTTGGCCTTAAGAGCCTGTGACGCTGTGTGTGTTTTGTCTAGTTCGTTGAGTCTCATGGTTAATTCCCATATTAATAGATATATTTATCAGTAATCAATACTTTTCGTCTTGATATTCCTGATACTTTTTAGTCTGCAAATGCATAGAAAGTGAGGTGTAGCCCTGAATCTCTTTTAACGCATTTTTTCTCCTGAGTTTTTCCTCTTCTAGTTTTGCTAGATAAATGAACTTATCAGGAATTTCCCTTTTATTCATCAATTTTTTATGCTGTGCTATAGCGACATCTAATGCCCCTATAATCTGGTCTAATTCTCTTAGTCTTTTTGTCTCTTTACATTTCTTATTCTTCTCAAATACGCAATGAGTCACTGCATATTTAAGGCTAGAAAACTCATATTCAGGGGCATACGGATCATTGATAGTTACTATCTTAAATATTCCGTCCTCTTTAGGAACAATGATATATGTTCCAAACAGGTTATAACTCCCGTCATACTCCTTGACGATAAAGATATCCTTTATCTTTTTGGCTAGATAAGACTTATTCATATTCATATTTAACAAAATAAATGTTCCTTTTTTCCAAAGTTATATCTAACCTATCTCCTGTATTGTGCCATTGACTATCACATTGAATCATAGGTACTTCTGAACAGTCTTTATATAAAGACCCTAGATCACTGACCCCATCTTCAAATACACTTTGATGTTGCACCTCAAACACGAATTTCCATACAGGAACAGTTTTCTTATCTGTAAGCATAGTACCGAAATAATGCTCCTTACTAAAGTCTATTTCTAACCGTATAGGATCTTCAATGATATCGGGCTGTGCGCGTAATGATATGACTTGCAATATAGTATCGAAATTGCATTGTGTGTTACGTTTTCTATACCATGCATTTGTATCTGTTATATCATCACCCGGTCTAGCACGATTCAATACTCCTGTCTTTGTGATATCGAATAGTGTGTAGCAGGTAATCCTGTGCATGTCTTTATTTAAGGCAAAAAAAAGACCCGAGAATAAATCTCGGGCCCTTTATGCTTCAACTTAAACTAATGATTAGTTAGTGAAAGTTGCTGAGGCTGATACAGTTACAGCATTTGCCCAAGCGGGACCTGTAGCTGATTCTAATGCAGTTACTAGGGTAGCAGTTGTCCATGCACCTGTTGGGTATACAGCGAATGCTAATGTGTCGTTAGATGCGTCTGTGTATTCATAGATGTAGATAGTTGCTAACTGCTGAATTGTTTGAACTGCTGAGTTAACTTGAGTAGTTGTCAAAGCACCGTTTGCAGTTGCAGTGAAGAAGTCCAACTTTGGACCTTGTGGCTGAACTGTTAATGCTGAAGAAACTGCGTTAACGCCTGTGTTTGTGTAATCTGGCTGATCTAACCATAATACTGGTTTTAGGTCGCCATTAACTCTTGTAAATTGTGCCATTTTAAAATCTCCTAATGTTGTGAGACCTACTGTCTCATACAATTATTTATGCCTGGCACAAAAAAATGCTGGTTTGGCTAGCGTTGGCCAGCCAAATTTTGGCGGCTAAAGCCCATTCTATCTACAAATTTCAAGCCATTTGACACAAAACCTTCTTGGCTTTGCTGGCCACTCTGTAGATAGCCCTTGACTGGACTTTGCTCTGCTTGCTTTGCTAGTTGTTCGACTACTTGATTCTTGAGGTTATATACAGCGACCCATATATTGAACAGACCTTCTATGCCTGCTTTGTTGGCATTGATATGATCTGATAACTTCTGTTTCATGCTAGGAGTCATAGGGCGGCTCTCAAAGTAGTCCATGAAGTCGCTTGCTAGATTGCTTAGATCACCCGATACGATCTTTTTATTGATATACGTTGTGAACAATTGATTAAATGTATTACGTGCTTGCGGAGCCTGCATCAATTTCTTTACTGCATTTCCATATTGCTTTACAGCAGACTTAGCATTATTGACTAGCCCTTGATCTAGTTTCACTGAAGGGACTATAGGCATAGCACTAGGAATTATAGCGACATCGCTATTGTTCTTTAACTGACCTATGCTACCGTTCAACGGAGTTGATTCATCAGTAGTAGCGGCATCAGCAGGAATAAATTGATGCACCGCGATACCAGCAGTCTTGCCTGTGATGAGTTTACCTATCTCGCTATCAGCATCTACTGTATATGCTATACCGTTAGGATTCGCTTTAAATTTATACAAACCGTTTTGTTCTTTAAGCGGTTGCCCGAATAACATGTCGCCCCAGTAGTAGCCCTGAGTTCCTTCACTTGCCTTCTGTAGACCGGCCCAAATGTTTGTAATGATATTATTAAGTTCACCACGGTCAACCCCCCTCGCTCTATCGTACTCTATGAATTGTTCTGGGCTGTATACTTTTCTTCCTGACAGGTCCTTCTTATTGAACATATGCTTATCCATGATGCTGAATTTTCTATCAGGACCATGGCCAAATATTAATGCGGGATATCCGTCCCACTTAATAGTGATTGTTTTAGGATTCTTAGCAGTAGCAAGTATCGAACTGATAGCCTGATTTGCACCTGCAACATCTGACAATATTACTAGGTCTTCAGGGTGATCTAAGTGGCCTTTGCCCTCACGCAATAGTCTAGCATCTTCGTCAAATTGACGAAATCTTTCTTTCATATGTTGAAAGAATTCCGGTTCGTTCTTAAACTTCATTTTATTTGTCTTGTTTTCTACCTTGATCTGAAACAGCCCATGCAATATTTGCTATATCAGTCAAATCTTTATTAAGAGTTCCTGCCTTATAACTTTGCGGCATGCGCTTTAATATATCATCTACTTGTTGTTGTGAAGATCCAAAACTTATTCCTCTCAAGAAACCTTTCATGAAATTATCACGCAACCATGAACCAATGCTGGGCTTACCTGTTCCCGCTGCCGGTGCACCGGCTGCGGCTGGTTGAGCACCTGCGGCTGGTGCGGCTGCTGGTTGACCTGGGCGCTTAAACACTCCCTTGATCTTATCCATGATACCTTCATCAGTTTTCAAGAATCTATCTCTATCTTCTCTTTCTTTTCTCTTCTTAGCAAGCAGACCTTGGATACGGTTAACTGCTAATTCAGGATCATATCCTGCTTTCTTTAATGCATTTCTAAACTTCTCAGAAGAATGCATTTTATGATATATCTCCGTGAGTCTATCTTCACCTATACTCTCTTGTATAGTCTTCTGCTTATTGCCTTTAGCATACTGACCCATGAACTGCTGATGTAAGTTCTTAACATCATAACCTGCATTATTTGCTTTAAGAATTTTATCACCTACTCTTATTAGATAATCTTTATTAAGACTTACTTTACCTAAATCGGCGGCGATCTCTTTTGCCATCTTGCTTTCAGGAGGAAGAGGTTTAGTTCCGGCTGGCTGTAACTTTCTCATCGCGCTAACGATCTTATCTACATTAACGTCAATTTCTGGTTTTGCCGCACCTTGCTTTTGACCAGTTGCGATTGCGGCGTCGCCAGGAGCCTTGACTTTTGCACCAGGTGCTGCCGGAGCCGGGTTGGGCTTTCCAGTTTGCGGGTCATAACCATTCGGTGCGGCTGCGATCCTGGCTTGTGTGGCTGCATTAGGGCTAGCAGGTGCGCCACCTGCTGCCGGCGCCGCACCTGGTGTCTGACCTGCGGCTGCTGGTTGTGCTCCTGCACCGCCTGCTCCAGCACCTGCCGCACCTGCTTGTCCAGCACCGGCTGCGCCGCCCGGGGTGCCCAAATCTGAAGAAGTAGTATCAACTAAACCTTGCTGTATGGCTGTGTTTAATGCATTTGCACCTCTAGAAACAAACTTCTTAATAAAGATGTCCTGTGCTAACTGGTCTTCTGGGCTTAAACCAGACTTCTTGGCTCTTGCCATAGCACTACCCACGCCTTGTGTGTTAGTTGGCTGTGCTATCGCGCTGGCTGCTTGTCCTGCTTTTCCTAACATGTTTTGAAACATGTTTAATTCATTGATCTTCATCTTTCTTCCTCAGTGATTTAGCGAATCGATGCGCATCCTTACCCTTGATAGCACTTAATAGTTTCTTTTCAAGGATTTCCGCTTTTTCTGGAGAATATTGTCGGTTCATCAATTCAATCAGATTGATGGCGCTAGTGATGACATTATGAGCCCTGCTCTCAATTACATGGTTCATGTCGCGGTTATTACCGATAATTTCCAGTTCTTCTAAAAGGCTACGTGTACGCTTTTGCATATATTATTCCTTAAAGTATTTATCTGGAAACGGATGTTTTATTTCTTAAGTGAAGCCAATAAACTCTTGAGTTTTGCGCTCTGTACGTCGGGTACGACCTTGCTAGACTCAGGGGTTATCTCCCCTGTTATAGGGTCAGTTTTTTCAATAACTGTGCTTGCTCCCACTTCGCTTGTAGCCTTGATTTTAGCCAGTAACTGAGTTCCTGAGGGTTGTGCCTTGTATGATTCATCGGTACCATCGTCTGTGATACGCAATGTTTCTACATCGAATTTAAGTTCAATCTTCTGACCTACGCCTGAACTGCTACGTGTCTTCATCAATTGAATCTGATAAAGTCCACGCTCACGCATACTACGGCTAGTAAAGATACCAAACACATTGTCCGCAGTATTAATCTTCGAAATACCACCTGAGATATGACTGTGATCAAATTCAATCTCTTCAACTGCGCTACGATTCAACTGACTTGCTGTGACAAATAGTACATTCAGTTCCTTTGCTAGATTACGCAATTCTTCTGACACATACTTGTCTTTAACAAACAAGTCACTAGGGCTAACTTTTGCGCTGACAGGCATGATCAAATCAAGATAGTCAATACACAAGAAATCCACACGAACACCTGTTTGAATCTGCAATTCCTTAACATATGCTCTAATATCGTTAACATTACTTTGTGCCGGCATATACTTGATTCGTAGATGACCTGCTTTCTTTGCAACCATCTTGACCTTCATCTCAACATTATCAATGTCTTTGAAAATCTCAC